CAAAGTAGACGAGCAGTTATACGATGAAGGTGGGACAGTTTACTTCATCAGAGAGGTAGAAGAAGTCTCTGAGGGTACAGGAAGGCAGGTAGTTAACTCACCTCAACCTGAGTATGTAGATGGTAAGTGGAAACGCATTACTAAATACAAAGAGCCAGTAGTGCCAGCAGAAGTTATTTACCAAGGAACTGACAAAGACGCTAAAAACGCAGACGGTGTTCCGACATACGATGAGTTTTATGCAGACAATTATAAATCATATCGTCAAAGTGCATATCCCAGTGTAGACGAGCTAATGGTAGCTCTGTGGGAGAAAGAAGTAGAAGGACGTTCAACTGATGCAGATGCTCTCGAAGTAAAGCGTCAGGAAGTTAAAACTAAATACCCTGCGCCTGAGTAACCGAAGTGGAAATAGATGCGAAGTTGATTATAACCGTAGGTGGTATGCTGATTAGTATTGTCTCGGCAGCCACCATAGTGAAACAAAAGTTAGCTTCGGTGATAGAACAATTAAATGATATTAAATCTGATTATGAATCTAGATTAAGAGATTTAGATAAACGTACAGATAGACAAGAAAACGCTATTGATCTTAACGCACAAAAAACTCACGTTCTTTCTTCAATCATGTCACCAGAAAGACTTGAGAAAAACAATAGAGAACTTGAGAAAATACTTGTTATGGCTCACACTAATGGTGATCGTATAACAAAACTTGAAAAAATGCACAACGGCAAACATCCACCAATAGAGAGTGTTTAAACATGATTACATTACTTGGTAGTTTATTAGGGTTTGTTACTTCTACGGGACCCTCTATATTTAAAACATTTATGGATCAGAAACAAGATGCTAGGGATAAAGAGCATGAGCTTAAGATTATGGCTCAACAGTCTCAAGATAGGTTAGATGAAGCTATTGTACAAAGCACAGGTGAGTTAAACGTACAGGTACAAAAGAGTTCCCAAGCAGACAGTAAAAGATCAAGCCAGTGGGTAGTAAATCTATCTGCTACGGTAAGACCTTTGATTACATATTTCTTTTTCTTTGAGTTTGTTTTGTTAACAGTACTATCAGCATTTGACATGATTAGTGTGGAACTGTTTAAACTACTTTGGTCCACAGAAATCTCTGGTATATTTTCTGTAATAATTTCGTTTTGGTTTGGTCAACGTCTAGTATCTAAGTGGACTAAATGATTAACGAAAGAAGTCTTGACTTAATAAAAGACTTTGAAGGTTTTTCTTCTGAGCCATATAAAGATGTAGCGGGTATTTGGACAATAGGTTTTGGTTCTATATATGGATTTGATCACAAACGTATTACAGAAGACCACAGAGACATTACAAAAGAAGAAGCTACTGTGTTAATGGAGAATCATCTTAAGTCCACTGAAGACAGAGTAGCACGTTTAGTTAACGTACCTTTAACGGAAAACCAATATGGAGCTTTGTGTAGCTTCTCATACAATGTAGGCACAGGAGCTTTCCAACGATCTACAGCAAGAATGAAGCTTAACCGTGAAAATTACCAAGGTTGTGCTGATGAGTTTCTAAAATGGAAGTACGCTAGAAAAAGAGTTATAGCTGGTCTTCTAAGAAGAAGAGAAGCAGAACGAGAATTATTCTTAAGCGAGGATGACTAAATGAGTTATAGAACAGTAATTGATAAGGTATTAAGAAGATTACGAGAGGACACTATAGATACTGATTGGACAGGAGTTTTAACATCAGCTTCTAGTGTGGATGATTATCAAAAACTTATTGGAGAATTAGTAAACGAAACTAAAGACTTAGTAGAGGATGCTTGGAACTGGGGTATTTTAAGGACATTAGAAACAGTTACTACCTCAGCTTCTACAGAAACTTATAATATGTCTAATTTAAATAACAGGTCTAGAGTGCTACAAGTTATTGATACAACTAATGATGCACAGCTTACTCAAATAAGTGATTCAGATTTTTATAACCTTAGTCTTATAGGAACTACTCAAACAGGAGTACCTTCTTATTTTAGATTAAACGATAACGATATTTCTTTTTGGCCTATTCCGGCTGCAACATACACCATTAAAGTTCACGCTGTTCAACCAGAATCAGATAGAACTCTGGCAGCAGATACAATAAAAGTACCTGAAAATTTAATTGTGTTGGGTACGTATTCTTTAGCTTTGGCTGAAAGAGGTGAAGACGGTGGAACTGCTACAGATGTTGCAGTAAGTAGATTTGCAGATGCATTATCAGATTCGATTGCTCAAGATCAATCTAGAACAGTAGATGAGATAACTTGGTATGCCAGTTAAACCAACTAGACCAGTAGTCCTAAAAGGGTTAGGAGATGCAGGGTTAAACACTCAGGCAGAAGACTCTACATTAGGACCACAGTGGCTTACAGAAGCAAATAATGTTGTCTATGACCTTGAGGGTCGAATGGGGCCAAGAAAAGGTTCTAAACAAGTAGGCAAAATACTAGCTTCTCCTGTAAAGTCTTTAGGTGAGTTTGTTAAAGCAGACCGTACTAGAGAATACTACGGGGGTTCTGGAGCTACTATAGTAAAACTAGATACATCTACAACACCTCACGGACTTACGACACAAAGTTTTGCAGGATCACCTCAGACCATAACTGATTCTAATTGGCAGTGGGTTAATTTTAATGATCAGTTTTGGGGAATACAGTCAGGACACATGCCTATTAACTATAGTGGTTCTGCTTGGACAGACATAGATGACTTAGGAAGTTATCAAGCACCTAACGGTATTACTACTTTTGATCCCTCATGTGCTTTAGGTGAATTTGGTAGAATATGGTATGGAGGTGTTACTGAAGATAAAGGAACTGTGTTTTACTCAGATAACTTAATTGGTCAAAAATTACATGGCGGTGCTTCTGGTTCTATTGATCTTAAAACTGTTTGGGGCAATGACGAAATTATTGCCTTAGGTGCGTTAGAGGATAAGTTAGTAGTTTTTGGTAAACAAAACATTGTTATTTTTAAAAATGCTTCAGTACCCACAAGCATATCATTAGACGAGATTATAATAGGAACTGGTTTAGCTGGTAGAGATAACCTTGTTTACGTAGGAACTGAGTTACTATTTTTAAGTTTTGAAGGGTTAACTGCCTTATCTCGTCTTACTCAACAAGACGGTAAAGCTCCTGTAGAAACTGTTTCTATTGCAGTAAGAAATGATTTGAGTAGGATAATAAGTACTGCTGACTTAAGTCAGGTTAAAAGTTGTTATCATCAAACAGATGGTTTTGTTGTTACATTTATACCTAGTAGTAATATTGCTTATTATTTTGATTTCTCTAGAGGTGTTAAAACAGTACCTAGAATAACAACATGGACATTTACAAGTAACCCTTATACGGCTGTAAGTACATTAGACGGTAAGCTATACATGGGTACGTCTACTTCTGTAGCTGAGTATACTGGGTATAACGATGTTGTTCTTAGTAATGTAACTAGTTCTTTTGGAAACGAAAGTGCGTGTGAAACAGCAGGACATACTTTTCAAGGTGGTGTTTGCTATAGTTCTGTAAAAAGTGATTATAACTGGCAATTCCAAAGTACTTGGTTAGACCTTGGAGATCAAGTATTTTCTAAAATAATTAAAAGTGGTTTAATGATAATAACTGGTGGTCAAAATAGTGCAGCAACTATTACAATAGCTAAGGACTATGAAGAGGACTCTACTTATTCTAAAACATTTAATTTAGTTTCAGATGCAATAACGTTTTTATATGGAAGTTCTTCTTCTTTATACGGCAAAGCTAAGTATGCTCCAATAGCAGGTCCTAGGGAATATAAAGTTCCTTTGGCTAGAACAGGTAAAAATATAAGAATTAAAATGGTAGTAGAAGTTAACGGTCATCACTCAAGTTTAATCAATACAACACTCTTGACAAAACAGGGTAAAATAAGGTAAAATATAGGTAAGCAAAGGGAATATTATGGCAAGTTTTTTTGACGGTTTAGGTTCAGCATTGTTAGGAGGAGGTCTTTCTTTCTTAGGTGCTAGAGAGCAACAAAAAGCAATTCAAAGAGCAGCGGAACAACAAGCATCATCTATCAATCAAGCAGCAGATAGAACCATAGAAGCTGGTCAACCTTTTGGTGTTGGAAGTATCGGAGGAACAGCAGAGTTTGATACTGATAGTCAAACAGCACTTCTTAATTTATCTCCAGAACTACAAGATATTTACCAAGGTGCTTTAAGCAGAAGTGGTCTATTTGGTGAACAGCTTCTTCCCTTAGCTGCCGATCCATTTGGGGCTGCTGATGTATTTTACGAACAACAACAACCATTTTTCCAAAGAGATGAAGATAGGTTGCGTAGAGATTTAGAGACTAGACTTCTTGCTCAGGGACGCTTAGGTTCCACAGGTGGTAGAGAAGACATGGGTGCTTTGGAAGAAGCAATACTAAGAAGCCAAAATCAAAGACGTACTCAATCATTTGGACAAGCTCAATCTCTTATTGATAGTTTACTTGGTAGAGAAACAGGTGATATTTCTACTGCTACTGGACTTCTTAATATTCCACTACAGCAAGCTAATTTAGGTAGAGGTATCGGAGGTGACTTAGGAAGGTTAGCATCTTCAGGTCTTCAAGCAAGAACAGGGGCAGCACAAAACTTAGGTAATGTTACAGCAGCTATGGGTAGTACAGCAGGTAATGCTCTTGGTTCCCTAGGCGGTTTATTTACTAGAAGAAGTCAGCAGGTAACATAATGGCAATATCTCAAGAGTTAGCATCACTTCCACCATTCCTTCAAAGGTTTCTTATTGACAGAGGAGCAGTAGTTGATCCTGATGCAGTTGTTCCTGTTTCATCTTCAGTAGCACCTTTGTTACCTGCCTTACCTCCAAGAAGAACACCTCTTGATGACGGTGGTAGTGGAGAAGACTACAGTTCTACTTTTGGTAATATAGCTTCAACTAGCGGTTCTTTTAGTCCCTCAATAAATAGTGATGCTTTTACCCGTGGTTTTGCTCGATTAGGTGAAGTACCGGGACAAATAGCCACAGGAATATCAGATACATTTTCTAGTTTTGCAAGTGGAGTAGAAAATATTTTTAATGGTTTAGGAGCAACTTCTGTAGATGAGTCTCCTGCTACAAGCGGTAGTAACTTTAGCCTTAGTGGTTTATTTGACATGGGTACAGGACCTTATACTGCTCCTACCGCTTTACAGCAAATAACAGGAAATCCTTTAAGCATGGGCGGTATGGGTAGAAATATGCAAGCTATAGATGCCTTAGGACAAGCTAGGGGAGATACCCCTTCTTTTATAAATGGTCGTAAAGTTGCAGCAGGTATGATGCCTGTAGCTAGTATTTTAGGATTAGGAACCACAGGGGGTTTATTTGGTATGCTTGGGGGTGGTTTAAACGCTATGGGATTTCATCACGACTATAACCCTAATGTAGACTCTAATTTATTTATGGACCCAGATCAAGGTTTAGTCGGTTTTGATAGTAAATCAGCAGGTGGTGGAGGTATGCAAGAAGGTATGCTTAACATGACAAACATGGTTGAAGATATGGTAAACAAAGGTCTTGGAGAAGAGTATATAAATACTCCACAAGGATACATTAGAGCAAACGACTTAAACGATTACTTCAAAACTGAACGAGATGATGAGTTTGGTTACGGTCAGTTAGCTTATGATGGCATACCTCTTGGATATGAACAATCAGGATACGGAGATTTAACTACTAACCAAGCTATTGATTCTTTAAATAACATGAGTGGTCCAGCGTACAACGCTATTGCTGAGGATGTATATTCTAAAGGTGGTGGGTATGATGACACCATAACAGCTAGTCAAGAAGCAGCACAATCTTTAGCAGAGTATGGTCCTGTTTACTCAGATGAGGGTGTTGGTGATATGAGTATTGAATCAGGAGATTCTTACGGTGATTTTGATGCTGGGTTTGAAGATAGCGGTGACGGAACTTTTGGATTTTAAAGGAACATATTAATGTCATTATATGAAAACATAAACAGAAGAAAACGTAGAGGCATTTCTCGTACTAAAAAGAAAAGTAAGATTAGTGACGAGGACTATAAAAACATGTTAGCTGGTTTCAAGAAAAAGAAACCAAAGAAGAAAACAAAGACAAGGAAGGCATAGCTATGGCAGTCAAAGGGTTATTTGGTGGACCTACACCACAGGACATTAGACAACTAATGAACCAAGAGAATGAACTGCGTATCAGACAAGCAGGACAAGATTCTAGAGCAGGTGGTTATCAGGCTCAGTTGATGTCTCAGGCTACTGAGAGAGGCAGACAAGCACTTGGGAACATCTTTGGTGGTGCTATGGGAGCCTTTGGTATGGAGATGCCACAGGACCCTAGGTTGGCTAGAGCAGTCAAAAGAGATAAAGACCGTACAGAAATTAATTCTATGTTACAAAAATTTACAGAGGACGATGGTAAAATTAGCGAAGCTGAGCTTGAAACAGGATTTAGTGAGTTAATGTCAAGAGGTTATCAAGAGGAAGCTTTTAAATTTCTTCAGATGGCACAAGGAATGGCTGGTTTAGACCTTAAGAGAAGAGAGATGTCTGTAAAAGAACGTAAAGTTACTATAGATGAAAAATTACTTCCTGCAGCATTACAAACTGCAAAGGCTAAACACTTAAATTCTTTAAAAGCAAATAATAACTATGATGTGGGAACTCCTGTGTATCAAAAGAAAGGAGAAGATATTATAATGATTACTCCTATTACTGATAAAAGTAAAGGAGTAACTTCCAAAAACGAAATAAATTTAGGGCCTTATGCTTTACTTGGAAAAAGTAAAATGACAACGGGTCAAAGAGTTGGCGAAGCAAGTAAAATTGCAAGCGTAAAACAAGCTGGTAAAGATTGGGCAACATTAAGAGGTAAAACTATAGAAACAGGGATATTATCGAGCAGAATAAAAGGTAAAATGACACAAGCTTTACAGTTACTTAAAACTATACAAACTGGTGGTTTTACAGCTAATGTTAAAAAACCCATAACAGATTT